TTTAAATTATGGAAATTTCATGGAAAGACTGGATGGATATTTAATATAGGTAGTGCTGGTGCACATGGTACATATACCATTCCTAAAGCTGCTCTCCATAAAGCAAGTAAAGAATGTTCTAAGGCATTCAAAGATAATGAAGTACAATTTAAAACAACGTTGATAACACCAGGCAGGCTGGACACACCATTAAGTCGTAGTAGAGATACGTGGACAGGTAATGGGGTTAACTGTGTTGACATAGTTAAGTTTATAGAGTATGCTATAAAAATAAAAAACAATAGTATCGTGGAAGACATCATTATTGATGTAAATATGGAGTATAAAAATGAGTAACTTTTTTAGAAATTTAGTAGAGGATATGAAAGATGAAGATTCTAGTATCATGGGTGATGGAAAAGGTGCGGCTGAGTACAGCGGTGCTATCGATTCTGGTAGCTATATGCTTAATGCCGTTCTTTCTGGGTCCATATTCGGTGGTGTACCTAATAATAAAATCACTGCATTTGCTGGGGAGTCCGCTACCGGGAAAACATTTTTTGTTCTGGGTGTTGCAAAGCAATTTCTGGAAGACCACCCTACCGGAGGGATTATTTACTATGATACTGAAGCTGCCGTCACTAAAGAAATGATGGAAGATAGAGGGGTAGATACCTCTCGTGTTGTGATATCACAACCAGATACTATCCAGAAATTTAGAACACATGCATTAAAGACAATCGAGAGGTATTCGAATACACCTAAAGAATCGAGACCACCTATGCTATTCATATTGGATAGTTTAGGGTTACTATCTACTGAGAAAGAATTGGCTGATAGTGGGGAAGGTAAGGATGTACGCGACATGACTAAGTCCCAATTAGTCAAAGGTACATTCAGAGTGCTTACACTCAAGTTAGCGAAAATTGGCGTGCCTATGATCGTTACAAACCATGTCTACGAGGTAATTGGCTCGTACATGCCTATGAAAGAAATGGGTGGAGGTTCTGGGCTTAAATATGCTGCTTCTACTATTGCATACCTTTCAAAGAAGAAAGTAAGAGATGGTACTGACATTACTGGTATCATTATTAAAGCTAAGTTATTTAAATCTAGGATTGCTAAAGAGAATGCACAAGCAGAAGTCCTCTTATCATATAAGGGTGGATTAGATAGGTATTATGGGCTACTAGAGTTTGGTGAAAAGCATGGTGTGTTTAAGAAGTCTGGTAATAGATATGAGATGGGTGACGCTAAGTTGTATGGTAAACAGATATTAAAAGATCCTAAAAAGTATTTCACAGACGATATTATGAAAGCATTAGATGTAGCTGCAAAAGCTGAATTTAGTTATGGTGTTAAAAGTGCAGAAGAAATTGGACCCTGCTAATGTTTAAACAAATGGAAAAAACTGTATCACCAGCCGAGTGTCAAAGTTTAATTCAAATAACTAAAGATCTCGAATCATCATATGGTGATGTTCAGGTAAAACCATCGCCATATATATCTTTTCATAGAATAAATGATAAAACAGTGGAATTTGATGAAGTTGCTGATGATAGAGTGCACAAAGCAATGTATTATTCAATACCCCTTAAACATCCTATAAATGAAAAATTATGGATTATTGGTAGTGATTTTGCTTTTGACAATAAATATGAATTCACTCATTGTACAGGTGCCAATATTCTAAAATATGAAGATGATGGTGGACATTTTGGTTGGCATGTTGATGGCCATAATAAACACGATGGATTTTCTTTAACAATGCAACTTAGTGATCCTAGTGATTACGAAGGGGGCATAATACAATTTGGTGAGGATAAAACAGGAGCTAATAGAACTGTTGCTGATGATGTTTATAAGGATTGGGAGTTAACACAGAAATCTGTTAAACCTGTCCATAGTGGTTTGACTGGTCAAGGTGACTGTATTATATACGATGCGTTCATATATCACCGAGTAACACCTGTAACAAAAGGAACACGATATGCTTTGTTAGCATTTTTTCGAAACTATCCAGAATATAAAGGGCAAAATCTAGATTGGGCTTCCTCATCTCAGAAGTTTAAAGAACGAGATGATGAGGGCAACTTAATAAACCACAATTATCCATGGACTGGTAAGAAAAAGAAATGATAACACAAAAGATTCTTGAAGGATTAATTGATAGTGATGACTTTGTACGTACAGCTAAACCTTACTTAAAAGAAGAGTATTTTAAAGATTTTAAGGAAAGGACTGTATTCAATCTAATTAATGCCTATGTAGACAAATACAATAAATGTCCTAATATTGAGTCATTGAGAGTAGATTTACAAAATAGTAGTGAATTAACTGAAGATCAACATTCTGAAGTTTCTAAATATGTCGTGGGTATGGCATCCGGCAATACCGACATAGATTGGTTAGTTGACGAGACGGAAAAGTTCTGTCAGCACCAAGCGATCTATAATGCAATTATGGAGTCTATTCAGATCCTTGATGGTAAGACTAAGACTCAAAAGGGTGACATACCCACACTACTAACTGATGCATTATCAGTTACATTTGATCCTCATATTGACATGACTTTATTGAGGACGCTGATGCTCGGTTCCAGTACTATCACAGAAAGAACATAAACTTCCATTTAATTTAGAATACTTCAATAGAATCACTAAAGGAGGTCTATCTAAAAAGACTTTGAATATCTGCTTGGCTGGTACTGGTGTAGGTAAGTCATTGTTCATGTGTCATTGTGCAGCAGCTAATATGTTAGATGGCCATAATGTATTGTATATTACAATGGAAATGGCAGAAGAGAAGATTGCAGAACGTATTGATGCTAACTTAATGAATGTTACATTGGATGAGTTATCTGTATTGCCTAAAGAGGCGTATGATAAAAAGTTAAATAGAATAAAAGATAAGACAACAGGTCAGATAATTGTTAAGGAATATCCTACTGCTGGTGCTGGGTCTAATCATTTTAGACATCTATTAAACGAACTAAAAATGAAACGTAATATCGTACCAGATATCATATACATTGATTATCTAAATATATGTATGTCAGCAAGGATTAAGTATGGTGCGAGTGTTAATTCATACACCTATGTTAAGGCTATTGCAGAAGAACTTAGAGGGTTAGCTGTAGAGTTTAATGTTCCTATCGTATCAGCGACTCAGACGACTAGAGCTGGGTTTACATCGTCTGACATAGGGTTAGAAGACACTTCTGAGAGTTTCGGGCTTCCAGCTACCGCTGACTTTATGTTTTCTATTATTGCAACAGAAGAATTAGATCAGCTAGGTCAGTTTCAAGTTAAACAGCTAAAGAATAGATACAGTGATCCTGGAATGTTTAGAAGGTTTATTGTAGGGGTTGATAAATCTAGAATGAAGTTGTTTGATGTAGAGCAATCAGCTCAGGATGATATTATTAATGATGATGGGCCAACTCCAGTATTCGATGCTACTAACACTGGTCAAGAACTCGACCGCCGTAAACTATTTGAAAACTTTAAGTGATAATATTAGGTGTATCTGAAGGGTATCATGATGCTGGTGTAACAGTACTGAATGATACTACAATAGTGCACGCCTCACATAGTGAGAGATACTCAAGAATAAAGAATGATAAGTGGGTAGCACCTGAGCAATTAGTCCAAGCTGACACAATTGCATACTATGAAGATCCTCAATTAAAAAATAGACGTAGATTGATCGCTGGTCAGAGTGCTGTAGATTGTAAGACAGAGTATGATGTATACTATCCACATCACATGACACATGCTGCAGCAGGATACTATACTGCTCCATTTGATGACTGCAACATAATTGTAGTAGATGCTATAGGAGAGTTTGATACAGTATCAATATGGGACAACATGACTATGATTAAGTCATGGCAATATCCTTACTCTCTAGGTCTATTGTACACAGCTGTAACTAAACGTATAGGTTATACACCTAACTGTGATGAGTATATTACAATGGCTATGGCTGCTCACGGTGAGCCAATACATAACATGGAATGGTTACTACAAGAGAACAACCACAAAGGAATAGACTCATTGTTTCCTTCTGCTTGTTCCAAAGACCTGGCTGCCTCTGTACAACAACTGTATGAGAATAAATTACTAGAGCTTGTTGACCTATGTCCAAAGAAGAATATAATACTAATGGGAGGCTGTGCACTCAACTGTGTAGCTAACAGTAAGATAAAAGATAAGAACATATGGATCATGCCATCACCAGGTGATGCTGGTAGTAGTCTAGGAGCAGCAGCTCTGGTACAGAAGAAGAAATTAAAATGGACTGATCCCTACTTAGGATATAATATTGACAGAGAAGTAAATCCTAGAGAGGTGGTAGATCAACTACTAAAAGCACCAACAGGTGTTGCTAATGGTAGAGCAGAGTTTGGACCTAGAGCATTAGGTAATAGAAGTTTGTTTGCAGACCCACGTGGTAAAGATGTTAAGGACTTAGTCAACACAGTAA